ACGCCGGGGACCATGAGGTTCACCATATGATGGGGACCGACCGGCCTCGGGCCACGTCACCGGACAACGACGTGGCAGCTTTATATACCGACGACCAAAAGATAACCCGATAGCCCGAGACGAGCCCTGCGGGGCCGACCCTCGATTAGCGCGGGCCTTGAGGAAGCGGACCACCAGAAGTCCACACCTCAACGAAAGAAGTTCAAAGTGAACTCCAATCCCTCACGTCCGGGTCTTCGCGAAGACGGCTCGGACAATCTAGAGCTCTTCCTCAGCACCCGCGGCTCGGAAGTGCTGAACGCCTACGAGGCAGAGCTCAAGATCGCTCCGACGATCCTTAGCCAGAGCCTCAAGGGCGCCAAGAGCGCCAAGTTCATGGCGTTCTGGAACGCGGACGTCGCCTACCACACCCCTGGTGTGGAGATCACCGGCGGCCTGGTCGCCGGCACGGACGTCACTGTCGATCCGGACGACAAGCTCATCTCCTCGGTCTTCGTGGCCGACGTCGATGAGGCGCTGTTCGACCTCGACGTGCGCTCGCCGTACACCGAGGCCATCGGCCGCGCGCTCGCTGAGCACTATGATGCTCTCGTCGCCCGCATGATCGTGAAGTCGAGCCGTCAGGGCGCGCTCTTCGCGGCTGACTCGGGTGGCTCGGCGCTGGTCAATGCGGCCTTCGCGACGACCGCGACGACCCTGATGGACGGCATCAGCCAGGGCAAGGAAACGATGGACGGCAAGAAAGTGCCGGTCCACGCTCAGCCTGTCCGCGCTATCCTGCCGACCGCTCAGTGGTACATGATCGCTCGCAGCGACCGCAACCTCGACCGTGACTACAACGGCAACGTCGCCAACATCCAGCGCCACACGCTGACGACCATTGACGACATCGAGGTCATCAAGTCGAACAACCTCAACTCGGTGTTCGGCGCGAATGACTCCGCGAACAGCGCGATCCCGTCGCCCTACCGCCTCGACTTCACCAACACTCGTGGTGTTGTCTACACGCCGTATGCGGCTGCGACCGCCGTGGTCCAGGACCTCGGCTTCCAGATGGTCGAACAGCCCGAGAAGCAGGGTGTCCTGCTCATCGGTCGCCGCATGAGCGGCACCCGCCCGCTGCGCTCGAAGACCGCAGTCGAACTCGCAATCGCGTAACGGAAGGAAACTAGCTAATGGCACAGGTTACCTCGTTCCGCGATAAGTCCTCGAAGCTGGTGAACACCGGCCTTCAGCACCGTCAGTTCAAGCTGGCGCTGGTGAACGGTTCGGCCAACAACGGCGATAACATCGAGGTTCGCAAGTTCGCTCTCGAGCCCTCCCGCATTCACCGCGTGTCGGTGCGTGCGAGCGCCTCGCTCGGCGCCGGCGCCACGATTGCCGCGCAGATCAACAACGCTGGAACGCGCACGTCGCTTACCGGCGCCACGACTGCCGGCGGCGCAAGCAAGGTCGACTCCGACGCTAGCGCGAACGCTCCCTACGACTTGGTCGGAGGTGAGACGCTCGAGCTCGTCGTGGGTGGTGCGAACATCACGTCCGCCGCGACCGTTCTCGTCGACGTTTACTCGTCGCCGCGTCCGTAACAACGGAACCTTTGAAGGGGGCCGGGCCTGTCCGGCTCGGCTCCCTTTTTTGCCCCTCAGGAGCCCTTAAATGAGCCTACTCGCTCCCATGACGGACCTCGAAGCGGTGAACCGGATGCTCGCCAGCATCGGCGGCTCCCCCGTGAACACCCTCGATGTCGCCGGAGTGGGCGATGTGGCGGACGCTAAGCGGCACCTTACGGAGACCCTGAGGGATGTCGAAGTTGTCGGCTACGCCTGGAACACCGATTACAGCTACCCCCTGACGCCGGGGGACCAAGGCGCCATCCTGATCCCAGACGGTGCCCTCGATGTGGACCCTTCGGACGGCACGGTGAACGTCGTTGTCCGGCGCCACCCGTCGCTCGAGGAGCTCGCACTCTACGATGCGGACAACCACACGTTCGACTTCTCGGCGACCTATAGCGATACGAACCCGCTGAACGTCGACATCATCTGGGGCTTCGCTTTCAACGACCTTCCGCAGGCAGCCCGCACGTACATTGCGACGGCCGCCGCGAGGCGCTTTCAGGCCCAGAAGGTCAACAGCACGATCCTCGATCAGTTCGACGCAACGGACGAGGAGCGAGCCTTCATACTTCTCCAGCGGTACGAGCGACGCTCCCGCGACACCAACAGCTTCCGCAAGAGCCAGAGCCTCCAGAAGTGGACCGGGCGCCGGACTCTCGGGTAACCCTTAGGAGACCGCCTTGGCGCTCACGACGCGCACGCTCCCGTCGCTGATGAATGGCATTAGCCAGCAGCCGGCGATACTCCGCTCAGCAGATCAGACCGAGGACGAGCTCAATACCTGGAGCCGTGTGGCTGAGGGCTTGGGCCGTCGTCCGCCTACGCGGTCGATCCTCAAGCTGACGGGCATCCCTACGACCGGGACGTTCTCCATCCACCACATCAACCGGGACATCAACGAGCGCTATCTGGTGGTCATCGAGTCCGGCGCGATCCGCGTCTTCGATGAGCTCACCGGAACCGAGAAGACCGTCAACGCCCCGCTTGGGTACGGCTACCTCGACCAAGCGGCGGACGTCTACCGCGCCGTCTCCATCGCTGACTATACCTTCATCGTGAACACGACGAAGACGGTAGCGATGAAGGCAGTCGGCGCCGATCAGACGGCCCAGAACGCCAACAACATCTGGCTCGGCGGAACGAACCCGGCGGACTACAACGTCCCCGCCGCTGGCTACGCGCTCGGCGGCCAGGCCGTCCAGTATCAGGCCAATCCGGTCTACTCCGGCGGCCTCACAGGGACCGTCACGGGCTCCGATAAGCTCCCCTCGACTGTCTGCTCGGGATGCGTCTACAAGGTCCTCGGACAGGAGGGCACGGCCTTCGTGTCCTACTACGTGATGGGCGACGGAACCGTCTGGAACGAGACGGTAGCTCCGGGGCTCATCAACGCCATCAATGAGGCCACCATGCCGTGGGCTCTGGTCCGCCAGAGTGACGGCACGTTCACCTTCGCCCCCTTCTCTTGGAAGCCGCGGCGCGTCGGGGACGACCAGACCAATCCGCTTCCGCCGTTCATCGGCCGCACGATCCGTGACATCTTCTTCTATCAGAACCGGCTCGGGCTGGCTGTGGATGATGGTGTCATCTTCTCAGCCGCTGGCGACCTCGGCGACTTCTTCCGCCGCACCGTCCTCGACTACATCGACAGCGACACGGTGGCCGCCTCGGCAGCCAGCACGGACGTTGCGGTGGTCGACTATGCACTTCCCTTCGCGGACGGCGTGATGCTCTTCTCTCGCCAAAAGCAGATGTCTCTGTCGAACGCGGATGCGGGCCTCAGCGCCAGCAGCATCGCGATCCGCCCGGTGACGTCCTATGTGATGGCTCCGGGAGTCCGGCCGACCCCTATGGGGTCCCAAGCTCACTTCCTGTCGGACGCTCGAGGCTTCGTGGCCGTCAAGGAATACACCCGCCTCGCGGGCTCAGACCCTACGGAAGCGGCGGACATTACCGCGCACGTGCCCCATCTGATCCCCAAGGGTGCCTCACGGATAATCCCGCTGCCTGACCTGGACGCCCTAGTGATCCTAGTCGGTAACGCCGCCACTCCCGAACAGAGGCAGCAAGCGTTTGTCTATCAGTTCTTTTGGGACGGAGACAAGAAGCTCCTGTCGGCTTGGCGCGTGTGGGACTTCGGAGACGGAACGCCCATCACGGGCGCCTATGAAAGTGGCAATCTGATTGTGCTGGTGTCCCGGCCGGACGGTGTCTTCCTCGAGAAGATGGACCTCTCGCCGGAGGCTACGAGCGACAATCAGGACCGCAACATCTTCCTCGACCGGCAGCAGAGCTTGACCGGGACGTACAACAGCGGAACCAACCGCACGACGTTCACGCTCAACTACACGCCCACTCAGTCCACCTTCAGGGTCGTCACGGGTAACGATGCGAGCCCCGCGGAGTC